TCCTGGAAAACGAGGGCGAGCTGGCGCTGCTGGAGAAGGTGCTGCTGCCGGCTTTCGCCGCCAAAGGCATCAACAGCGAAGAAGATGTGATCCGCGAGTTAGGCATGATCCTCGGCAACCGCACAGGCTCCGGCCTGATGTCGCGCATCTTCCAGCAACGCGAGACGCTGAAGAAGCAGGTCGGCGCGAACTCTTCGGCGCAGGACATCGGCCAACTCGACGCCGCGGCGCGCAACACACTCGCCGGCAAGGAGATCGAGCTACATGCCAAGTGGCGCGATGTGCTGAAGGAGCTGGGCACGACGGTCCTGCCGATCGCGATCAAGGCTGTGGAGGGCCTGACCAGCGTCGTCAAGGGAATCGTCGGCTTCGCGCGCGAGTTCCCTACGCTGACGAAGTGGCTGACCATCGGCTTTGGCGTGCTCTCGGGCATCGTGGCGGCGGGCGGCGTCATGATGATGGCGACCGCCGGATTCAAAGCGCTGGGGCTCGCGATGGTGGTCAGCAAGGGCGTCGGCATCGGGTCCATGCTGATCCAGACGGCCGGCGGCTTCGGCCAGGTCGCGCTGGCGCTGGGCGCCGTCTGGGGCGCCATCCAAGTCATCAAGCTCGGCGCGGCCGCCTATGAACTCTACAAGGCCAGCCACCATGAGGGCGTCGTGCTGAGCGCCGAATCACAACGCCGGATCGCTGCCGGCGAGCTCAACCATCCGGCGCCCACCGTGCGCACCGGTCCGAGCGACTTCATGGCCGACCGCCAAGCGCGCACAGCGAACAATTCGCTGGTGCTGAACATGGACGGCCGCAAGGTCGGAGAGATCGTCAGCGGGCATCAAGCACGGGCCGCCAGTCGCCCACAAACCGGCGCAACGAGCTTCGACGCCCGACTCGCACTCGGCCCGGCCGGAGGCTACTGATGGCAGCAACAACCCTCAACCTCGGCGCCTTCCAGTTCGGCTCGCTCGAAGTGCCGGCCGAGATCGAGTTCGGCGGCGCGCAGCGCCTGGCCGTGCATGAGCTGATCGGCGGCACGCGCGTCATCGATGCCATGGGCCGCTCGGATCGGCCGCTCGGCTGGTCCGGGATGATGCTCGGTGTCGGCGCCATGGACCGCGCCTTGTACCTGGACGGCCTGCGCATCGGCGGCCAGGTGCAAGATCTGAGTTGGGGCCAGCTGCGCTACAAGGTGATCGTTCGCGAGTTCTCGGCCACCTATCAGCGCGCCTACCAGATCCCGTACCGCATCGTCTGCGAAGTGGTGCAGGACCTGACGACGCCGGTGACGGCGCCCGGATCGACGCCCATCGACCAGGCCATGAGCGACGACACCAGCGCGGCGCAGGCGCTGTCCGACAGCATCGCCGACACGTCGCTGTCCGGCCTGATGACGACGCTGAACACGGCCATCTCGGCGGTCTCCAGCTTCGCGCAGGCCGCGCAGAGCACGATCAACAGCGTGCTGCAGCCACTGGCCGCCGTGCAGGCGCGCGTGCAAGTGCTCATCACGTCGACGGGCAACACCATCGGCAACGTAACGAGCTTCGGCGGCGTGCTGCCGGGCAACCCGGTGGCGACTGCGGCGGCCAAGCTGACCGCCCAGGTCACGGCGGTTACCCAGGGCAGCCAGCTCTATGGCCTGCGCAACGTGCTGGGCCGCATGGGAGCCAACCTGAACAACATCAACGCGCCGCAGAACACCGTGGCCACGGCCGGCGGCAACCTGTTCCAGATCGCAGAAGTGCAGTACGGCGATGCCATGGCCTGGACGGGCATCGCCAAGGCCAACGGCCTGATCGATCCGTTCATCCAGGGCACCGCGACCCTTGCCATCCCGCCGCAGCCCGACCAGCAAAGCGGCGTCCTCGCCTCCTGACCATGCTCAACACCGTTCCCACCGTGGCCGCCGGCCGGCAGCCGCGCGCGGTCGTGCGCGTCAATGGCGCGCCGATGCCGGGCTGGGTGTCCTGGGAGGTGACCGCGAACACCTACTACGAGGCCGACACCTTCCGCGTGAGCTTCGCCACTTCGGCGATGGCCGACCAGACCGCGCCGGCCTGGGGCGCACTGGACAAGTCGCTGGGCCGCAAGCTCAAGGCCGCCGACTGGTTTTCTCAGCAGGCCGAGATCTACGTCGAGATCCTGGCCGGCTTCCCGAGCAATCCGGCGGACCCGAGCGCCAACGAACTGTCGAGCCTCATCTACGGCCGCGTCGACGACATCGAGTTCGATCCGGTCTCCACGATGCTGAGCCTGACCGGGCGCGACCTGACCGCGGTCTTCATCGATACGCGCGTGGCTGGCGAGTGGTCAAACCAGACCAGCAGCGGCATCGCCACCATGCTGGCCAAGAACCATGCCCTGACCCCGAAGATCACCGCCACCAGCACACCGGTCGGCGTCTTCTACCAGCATGACCAGGTGCGGCTGCGCGCCAACCAGAGCGAATGGGACTTGCTGGCCTGGCTGGCGCGCGAGGAGGGGTTCGTCTGCTACGTGGCCGGGCAGGAGCTGCACTTCGAGCCGGACGCCAAGGAGAGCGCGGAGCCCTATGTGCTGCAGTGGCAGGCCGGCCCGGTGGCCAACATCGAGCAGATGTCCTTCTCGCGCAGCCTGACCGTGGCCAAGGGCGTCACCGTCACGGTGCGCAGCGCGTCGCTGAGGGGTAAGGTGCCGGTGGTCGAGTCCTACCCGAGCCACGCGAAGGTCGTGCAGGCCGGCAAGGCTTCTCCTTTCGGCAACACGCAGAACTACTACTTCACTTTGCCGGCCGGCTCCACGGCGGTCAGGTGCCAGCAGTACGCGCAGGCCCGCTACCGCGAAATCATCGCGCACGAGATGCGCATGCGCGCCCGGCTGCCGGCCGACAACTTGCTGCAGGCCAAGTCGGTCATCAAGGTGCAGGGCACCGGCACGGCTTTCGACCAGACCTACTACCCCATGAGCATCACCCGAATGATGAGCATGGACGAGGGCTACACCATGTTGGTGGACGCCAAGAACCGCAACCCCGACTCGCCGCTGCAATGATGGGACCACTCCAGAACGCGATGCGCCTGCAAGCGCTGCGGGCCACGTCCGATCAGGCCGCGGCACGCGTGGGGATCATCAGCAGCTACGAGCCCGCGACCTTCAGCGTACGCGTGAAGCTTCAACCCGAAGGCTTCATCACCGGGTGGCTGCCGCTGTGCTCGCCGTGGATCGGGAACGCCTGGGGCATGTTCGCCGCGCCGTCGATTGGCGACATGGTGACCGTGCACTTCTTCGGCGACGCGCTCGAGTCTGGCTTCGTCGAGGGCCGGCTCTACA